CCTATGAAGAAATATAAGTGGGTGCAACGGGCTATTTGCTTTATCATCGGGCACGATGTAGAGTGGGTAATTGAGCACCGATTGCGGTACGGGCATATCAGCCTGAACCGCAAAGGTGGTAAAAAGCGCAACCAATCCCGATGGGTGGCTGGAGCATATAAAAAGTGTTCACGATGCGGAAAGAAACTTAGTAACTTTGAAAGAATTTGGGGCGGATGGAACTAATAGAAAAAGATAATATGATTACAGCATGGGGCACGAAAGATGGCGTAGCCACTGTAATAGGCGTGGACTTTGGGCATAAGAACGATTATGCTGTTAAGACGGTGCTAAAGAAGCATCCTGATGGAAGGTTTGAAGTTGTAAGTTCTGAACCTATTGGGCGGACAATTGACTTTAACGACCCCGCCCGCAGGCAGAAAGTTATTGACGAAATTAGAAACTTTAAATTATAGAAAAATGGAAAAATTGATTTTATTTGTATTGATTGGATTAGTGCTTGTTTGGGCGTGTTACAAAATGTATTTTAAAGTGCGTTTTGAGTATTTGTTGCGTGAAATGAGTAAGTACCAAAAGAGAAAATTACAAGTAGGTAAGAGAGTATATTTGGTGTATTATGTGCCATTAGTTCCAGATTTATGTGATAGTCGGGTGGTTGCCCAAATGGTGGATGAAAAGGATTGGGGAATATTTTGTCAACCAGATTGTGAAGCAATTGAGTTGTACATACAGGCGAATCCTAATTTACGAGTATTTAATATTCCGACGGTACTGTTCAATCCCGATAATGTGAAATTAAACTTTAGAGCTATTTACAAAGTAATACGAGTAAAATGAAAACAGAGGTAACAAGAACGGTTGTAACATTGGTTGAGGTACATACCCGTGAAACAGGTGACGCCACTGTAAAGGGTGTGAGCAAAGTATCTGATGATTCCACATTGTCAAGAAAGGTATGGATTAATGGGGAAGAGGTGTATGCTGAACAGTACCCGACACGTTGCATAGACAAATTTGCGCAGCCAGAACTCCAAGCGTTTGTAGAAATGTTGAGTAAGTATGAAGTACCACGCAAAAGGAGCGTGTACCTATCTACGGGCTTCTATAAGACATTATGTATAGTCTTTGCGTGTATTTGGTTGGTTACGTTATTATTCTTTCTATATAGACTTAATTTGAGCTCATGAGAAAACAATTGCCACCACCCCCGCCAAAGCCAAGAGAGGGGCAGACAAGAGTAAGAAGTTGGTTTGCTTGGCGACCCGTAACGATTAGTTACGAACAACGTTGGTTGGAAAAAGTAACTGTATTAGAAGTGTGCCGTTACCACAGTCTTCCACATATTGGGGAAGTGCCTGAGTGGGACAAAGTTAAATTTATAGATGAATAAATATGGCGAAAAATGTTTTCTATTTATTGGCTATAATGTTCGTGAATGAATACGGCAAAGTAGGACATCAGAATGTATATGTGAACGTCAAAGGAAGTGAGTTTATATTATCAGAGGTTGTTGCCCGTCTTTGTCAGGATTATGGCTTTCAAAAAGTAACCGTTTTGTATAGAACAGAAGCAACGGAAACGGAGTTCTGGGCAAATCGTACCGCCAATAAAGAGTTATGTTGTTTTGTTTATCCAAATAAAACGGAGGATATATGTTTTTAGATGTAAACAGAAGAGAAATACAGCTAGGCGATAGAATAGCTGATGTGAGTGGTGAATGGTATGCGGATGACGAAACGCCCGTAGTGGAAAGCGAGGGTGATGAGTTGTGTATTTATGTGGACGGGACTACGATTTACCTGTCTGAAATAGAAACTGAGAAAATATGTTTAATAGTGGATTAATATGGAAATACAAGAAGTGACATTGAATATTCCACTGCAATATAAGGCGGTGCAGTATTGTGAAGGGCATTTTGATGAGTTGCGTGAATGGGTAGAAAAAGAAAGTCTTGGAATTTTACAAGTGATGTTCACCCGTAGTACAACTCCAGGGAAACCGTTTGTGTATATTTATGATACACAGAGGGACAGATGTGTGCCTGTTGAGGCTGAGGATTGGGTATTGCTACCTATTACGACCTCGCATGGGGTATATCCGACTTATCATGTAGTAGTGGATGAACTGTTCAGAAAGATGTTTGTTGAACCAACCGCTAATAATGAAGAGCGTGAAATGTGTATTGCTGATGCGTTGCAGATATGCGACGGAGGAATACCTATCAGAAGAAAAAGTTGGGGTGCAAATGAAGACGGATTTAATGCGTTCGTTATGTTGCTGAACGTACATGTGGCTTCACATCTTCCAAAAAGATTTAGAGCAGCCGTACAGTTTGACGGGCGTAGCCGTGAAATTACAACGGAGAAACAATACCTGTTGGTTACTCCTAAATTTATTAATGAAGTAGAAATAAATTGGCACGCTACTCCATACGTACCAACATGGAGGGATATACGGGCGAATGATTGGGTAGTGGCTTATAAAAAGAAAGATTAGTATTATGACAGAAAAAGAAACACAGGAGAGCATATTGCATCTTCCTATTCCGCAAGAGGCGGTAAATGTAATATTAGAACCAAACCGTCAACAGGACGTCTATTTGGTTGTGAAATTGGGCGGGGGTGAAAACCGTGCTGTGACGTATGTGGCAGCAGCCAAAGAGAACCCTGATGAGGTACTAAGACAGATGAAGAGCACACTGAATAAACCAAAGGGAAGCATATTTGCAGCCATACAGCAGCTCGGTAAGTTGTTTGAGAAGTACTTTGGTACAAGGGTGCGAGGAGAGAATGATGGGGTGGCAGATTGATGAATATTGGTATATGAGTGATGCGATTTTCATCATCTGGGGATTGGCGGGGCTAGCGTATATCCTCCTCGTGTGTCTGATAGTTTTAGCACTGTTCAATAAAAGAATGGCGGGGTGGAAAATGCTCCCCGTTCTGATAGACTGGCTGTTTGTAATGGGTACTTTACTTGCATTCGTAGGGTTCTTTGCGTGGCAGCTTATAAGGTAATCGACGGTGGATATAGGTGGTCTACGAAAATTGAAATTGTAAATTCGAGTGGGATGTCAGTAGGGGTGATTTGGACGTGATAGAGCCGAATCGCTCCTACTGATGTCTTAAAGAAAAAGGCAGGGTGGACACATCGTAATCGTCTGACAGTTAAAATTGTAGGTACTCAAAAAGAATAAAGGGGGTGGGCACACAATCAGTGATGAATAATAGGGAGTAGCATAGGTAGAGGACATATAGTAGGTAGTATAGAGGGTGGATAGGTACAGGGGGGGGTGGAGGAATAGGTAGGTGATAGGAGATATAGAGAGTGGTTGAGGGTGTGCGGGGGTTGGTTTAGAGGGGGTGTGGTTGAGTGCGAGGGATGGTTCGGGGTTGGTGGGTTGGGTGGTTATATAGTGGTTCCAGGAGTTTTGAGGCGAAATTCCCGCCCGCATCAATATCCCTGAAGACCGAGGGCTGTCGTGTGGAGCAGGTGTGTATATCCCGAGTTTCGTGTGTGGATATTGCTATGTGCGTATAATAGTAATTTATATTAACCAAAAACTCGGTAAACTCCCTAGGAAAACCGAGTAGCAAAATATTTACAAAATGGCAAAGAAAGAATATGAAGATGAGGATATACGTTTGTTTGAGATTTATGCTAAGTGGACGAGGAATATCAACTACGCTAGAGCATGGGCATGGATGAACGATGAAGCTAAAGAAAGACTGATAGCCAAATATCCGTGGACATTTCCGATACTTGCGAAACCTAAATCTAATGTTAGAAGACAGGTAAAGATTGAGGGGAAAACGTTTTGGCAAAGGCAATATTATATTCGTGTATGGATTGCCACACTACGGAATGAAATTTTACTTCCTAATTTTGATAAGAAGAATATAGACGGGTTGGATACCGACCATATTGTACCGATATCGTATGGGTTTAAAAACAATATATCGCCTGAATTAATTGGTAGCTTAGAAAATTTGCAGTTAATTCCAAACCAATTAAATTTAAACAAAGGGGCTAAAATCACTCCTAGAGCATTGTGCTTGCTTAAAAGATGGAAGAAAATGGACAAATCTTAAGAATATTCTAAGAATTTCCCCGAGCACTCCTTGGATATTCAAAATAAAAGACTACCTTTGTAACATCAAAAATCAATAAAACGTTTAAGACTATGTTAACGAAAGAACAGTACATCG